TCTTCAACGATATTTTTACTCATTGGAAAACTTCACTAACTTTTTCTTACCTTGTATTTATTTATGAAATGTATTCCCCAGCTACTTCCAGGCACTAATGAAGAAACATACTTAAAATGTTTATCAGTACCAACTAATCTCTGATTAGCAGGAACACCAGATATAGTAGTTCCATTAACTACTGCCTCAGATACATCCTTAATCCACGATTTAAACATTATCTCATCTTCTGTTACACAGATCAAATGATTCGCACCTCTACGAATAATTCTACCAGTTAAACCAGTAGTTACATCCTCAACTCTAGTACCTACATCAAAAATCTCTTTATTAATGTATGCCTCACGAAGATTTTCTGGATCATCTTTTGGTGCTATCTCCCATATGTTCCAACATTCATTAACTTCTTTAACACCCATTGCTTGACGAATAGATGTAAAGTATTCTTTAGCAGCCTTTCTAGGAAGTAAAGGAACTAATTCAATTTCACCTGTTTCTTCATTTTGAACTTCTTGCTGAAGATTCTGATAGAAAGTTTTAAAATCTCCTTCCATCGCAGCTAATCTCATTCTAGATGCAGAATATCCTTCCATACCTTCTTTATCATCATCTCTTGCTCCAGATGACACAGTTTGTAAATTATCAAACTGGTATAATGCACCATTATAATTTTGAGATAACTTATCAAATTGTTTTACTCTATCATCTCCAGCAACAATATTTACATTTGTATATCCATCATTATGAGCTTTCTTTAATACATCAAAGATAGTTTTATTTTGAGGATCATTAACAATTCTTGAACTATGTTGTGGAAACAGTTGTCGCATTACTTCAATTTTAGAATCAGCATCTAAAGGATTCTTTTTTTTATCATTAGTACGAGAAGGAATAATTATATAATCATCACCTTCACCTTGTACGGAAGATGCTGCTATATCCATTAATTTACCATGACCAGCATGTGGTGGATTAAATCTACCAAAACCAATGGTCAATGTTCCCTTTGTTTTAGGAACAGGTGGTGGTCCTGCAGCAAGATCAGGACTCTGAACAGGTAAAGGTTGTTGCTCTTGTTCAGGTGCTGGTTGTTGTTCTGGTTGCTGCTGACCTTCAGGTGGGACTTGAATATTTGGATCTGAATAATTCTTTTCCTGTTCTGATTGTGGGGGATCTTGCCCTACCCGTTGTCTCTTATTATAAAACTTTAATGTACCCTTTACAGTTTTAGCTACAAACTCTCCAGTAGATCTGTCATACCATCCACCGTGACCATCCCCCTGTAGTCCCAACCTAGTTGCTTGTTGAGATGCAGATGTTTCAGTTAAAAATTGTGTAAAAGATTTCATCAGTTTTGTATTAACTTTAAAGATATTATATCTTTATTTGCCAAAATATATTTAAGAATATTTAATGTTCCCTCATTATATTTATCATCTTTAGATTTTTTTAAAAAAATGTTACAAAAAATAAAAAAACTTTCAAACAAATTATCACTTTTAATTTTTTCTTTTTTAAAATCAACGATTAATTCATCTATTAATTTATTCATATTTTAAACCCTAACTTATCAGATTTATTATTATATCCATTTTTAGATCTAAAAATTAAACTAGATATACTACTCATAGATGTAGTTGATTGAATATTAAAATTTGGAATACCATTACCCAAACTAAATCTAGCTAGGTACAATTCATTTGCTAAAATATCCTTAACTATAGTAGTAAATTTATTTGAATTAGTAGTTCTTTTTGAATATGATATTAATAACTTTTCACAAATATATGATATCTCTTTACTACTAATTGTTTTTTTCTTATTAAGGAATGGATCATCTGTTATCATTTTATGAAACAATGCCAGTTGTTGATCATCTAAAATTAATGGTTCTCTAATTAAAGATCTTGCTTGAGTAGTAGTTATAAATCCCAAATATTCACATGCTTTAATAGGTCCACTGACCATACTATTATCATTAATTATTCTCATAACATTAAAATAAGGATCACTAATATATTTGTTTAAAAGATTAGAATCATCTAATACCCGTGGAACTAATGATGTCATTTTTAAAGTATTTGAATTACCGATTGACTTTCCAGATACTTTAATATTGTTGGTAGTAGTAATTAAATTATAATCAAGTAATGGTTGTGTTAAAGATGATGGGATAAAAATCTTAGTTCCATTATTAATACCAAGGTTAAAAGAAGAAAATCCTCTTCTAACACAATGTATTGGACCTATAGTTTCACCAAATTGTTTTACAATATTACTCATCTCCAAATTACTTAAATCATAACCAACAATACTTTGAGAACCTTTATCAGCAAAATTAATTAATTCCAATAGATACTCTTTAAGTTCTCCTTTAATATCAGATCTACTATTAATAGATCGTATCAAAGAAGAAATATATTGATCAACTGTTTGTTTAGTACCACCCAATCCAAAAGATTGTGGAGATAAATTAGGTAATCCTAAAGTCTTTGGTTTTACTAAATTATCAATATTTGTATAAAAAGTATCTTCACCAATACCAGATATAGCAACATACTTAGTTTCAGATGTATCTCTTTTAAAAGATTCTGATAGGTTATCAATATATGTTACTGGCATACCTTTTGATAAAGTAGTAGTTATTTTTTTACCATCTTTATCATACAATGAAACACTATTAAATTTAACAATAGTAGATGTATTGCCCAGACCTCTCCAATTCCTATTCCAATTTTTTACACCTTTACTGGCAGCCATTAGACTTTTTTAAGTATTTATTTTTTTATCTATCAAAATAAATGTTAAACGACAAACTAACTCTTTCATCATCACTATCATTAGTCTGAACACCGTGATCTAAAAAACCAGGAAATAAAACTATTTCACCTTCTTTAGGATTAGTAACTAATCTATTATTCATAAAAAGAATTGATGTATCTGCCGCTTTATTTGGGGTACAGAAAAAAAGATTTCCATCGTTACCTGACCTCTTATAATAATACACTCCAGCAATATCAGAGTCACCATGATTATGAATATGGGCATAGTTTCCTTTTCTAAAAAGAGCAAACCATGATGAGATTATTTTATAATTTGGTATATTATTAAAATTTAATTTATTACAATACTCCTCTACATGTATACCTATCTCTTTGGAAAAATATTCCAAATTAAAGTCCTCTATTATATTACTATTAAATGATGTATCTGATAGATAATGAGTACTTCCCCACTTATCATTCATAGAAAAATCAACCTTTCCAATACAGGTATCTAATTCATTTTGAATTAAATTAAAATCAGTTACACCACCACAATAAATTGGAACGCTAAAAGAATTAAGTATATCATTGATTATCATTATCAGGTTTGCCCATAGTCTTATACTCAAGTTGTTCCTTTAAAAAGAGAACTTCTGCTTTTAGATCATCGTTCTCTTTTTCAAGATATTCACAATGTTCTTGGTAAATGATTACACTCATTTCTAGTTCATGCAGTTTGACTTCTATATCCCAGTCCACTGAACCACAAGATGGCGGTTTTCACAACTAGTTATGGACTTAATGTTTTCTTTATACATTATCCTCCATCCATTTACTAATAGCAGCATCATACTCAGCAGTATGTTTGAATGCTTCTTTCATAAATTTCTCTCTTAAAATCTCAGGTTTAATTGATATATTACCTTTAATTGAATCCAAGTAAATACCATACTGATGTGGGTTAGTTAATACAGCAACATCCTTATAATTCTTTGCTGCTGATCTCACCATACTAGGACCACCAATATCAATATTCTCAATTGCTTCCGCAAGAGTTACATCTGGTTTAGCAACTGTTTCTGCAAAAGGATATAAATTGACAGCAACAATATCAATAAATTCAATACGATTTACCTTACGATCTATATCATGACTAGGATTACCTCTTTGAGCAAGAATACCACCATGAATCTTTGGATGTAATGTCTTTACTCTTCCATCAAGAACTTCTGGTGAACCAGTATAATCAGACACCCTCATTACGGGTATACCTTCTGCTTGAAGAACAGCATGAGTTCCACCACTAGATATAATTTCATATCCAGCACGAACTAACCCTTCTGCGAAATCAACAATACCTGTTTTATCTGAAACACTTAATAATGCATAGTAGCTCATAATTGTTTAATGTAAGAAATGTCTTTTGTTTGTAAATATCATAGTCATATTCAACTCATTACAAGCATCAATAGATTCTTGATCTTTAATACTTCCACCTGGTTGAATGAGTGCTTTAATACCATAATCATATGCTAATCTTACAGTATCACCAAATGGAAAGAATCCATCACTAGCTAATGCAGCACCACTAACTTGTGTATATGATGTTAATGCAATCTTTGCTGAACCCACTCGATTCATTTGTCCTGCACCTACACCTAATGTAGCACCATCACTTGCAACTAGAATAGCATTAGAACGAACATGACGACAAACTTTCCAAGCAAATGTTAAATCAATTCTTTCTTGATCTGTTGGTTGTCTTTCACTAACTACTTTCCAATCATCAATATTAACTGGATCATTATCTTTCTCTTGAACTAATACTCCACCAAGAATACTTCTGACGTTATATGGTTTTAATTGAATATTATCAATATCCAACTCAAGTAATCTTAAGTTCTTTTTAGCAGCAAGTATTTCCTTCGCTTCATCACTAAACGATGGAGCAACGATACATTCATAAAAAGCACCTATAATTTCATTAGCACACTCACTATTTACCTCTCTATTCAGAGCGATAATTCCACCAAAGCAACTGACTCTATCAGAATCTAATGCTCTGGTTAATGCAGAATCTATTGTCTTTCCTATAGCAACTCCACAAGGATTAGTATGCTTAATTACAACAGCAGCAGGTTCATCAGGAAATTCCTTTACTGTTGATACTGCTGCGTCTAAATCTATAAGATTGTTATAACTTAACTCTTTACCTTGTAATTGATTTGCTGAAGATAAACCATGATCTGGGTAAACACACCAAGTTGCTTGTTGTTGTGGGTTCTCACCATATCTTAAAGTTTGTTTGAACTTTAACCCAGTTAATAATTTAGAAGAGTCATGCATTACACATCACCATCCTTTCTGTTTTCTGAGTAGTGAACATCAAACTCTCCACCAGGATATCTTGCCTTTAACTTCTCCACATTCATCTCAATAATCTCATTAAAGTCCGTATCAAGTGCCATACACGCCTGAGCAACATACCACATTATATCTCCAAGTTCTCTCTTCATATGGAAGATGTTCTCATCATTCACAGGTTTACCTTGGAACACCATCTTCTTTACTACTTCAGTAAACTCACCACCTTCAGCACAAATGCCAAGAGCAGCAGTTAGTAAACGATGAACAGGTATTCCATCAGGATCTTTCTGTATCTCAAAGCATCTAGAGTTAAATGAAATATAATCGTTTGATTCTTTAGATGTAACTGCGTCTACAAACTCAGTATACTTTTGGGTATCTACTTGCTTTGCCATTTTATCTTTATAAAATTGTTGTGTCCACCCATCATTATAAGGTGAATTTGCCATTATTATAGTATTCGGATCCATATTTGTCAAATATAATTTACATTCAATACAATTCTAGTTTTATCATTTGTACAATTAGTTCCACCATGTCGTATTCTCCCATCAAAAATAATTGCTCTGTTAGCAACAGACTCAACCCTTTCACCATTCTCAAAAAAAGTATATCCATCATTAGTATTAAAATAAAAGATAGCAACTTTATATGGAACATCTTCTGGTAAAACATCAGCGAAATCTAAATGCATCTCACTTTCATATATCTCCGATGATCTGACTCTAAGATTAATTTTCGATCTCAATAAAACTTTAACATCTAATTTTTCAAAAATTGGATATAAAAATTCCTTAAATTCAGTAGCCCACTCACAATCTCTATAGACTGAATGTACAAATTGAAAATTATGATCAGTATCAATCCCAATATCTGATGGGTATACTATACCATGATTATAATGCCAATGTACAGCTTCTTTACAGAAAATATTTTCTGCTTCCTCAAATTCCTTTTCCCCTATGAAATTATCATAAACATTAATACTACCACGATTCATGAAAAATTAAACTCCGCAAATGATTTTTTAGATTTAAACTTTTCAGCAGTATTATTATCATACTCTTCATCTTTACCACTATCAGAAATATCATTCTGTGCATTCTGCTCTACATCATACAATCTCATCTTTGCCCTATCAATACCCACTACAAATCTCTTGAAGATAGTAGGATCATTATATCTATTCTTCAATTGCTTCACCATTATTTGATTGAGTCCCTCAAGCTCTTCTGTACTAATGAGAGCAAACATAAGATCAGCAGTAGCAGGAAGCCCAAAAGATTCGGATGTATCAGTAAGATCAACGTCGCTACTAGCAAATCCAGAACGGGTAGTTTGCGTTGCCGACACAATCGGGAGATTCGCCTCAACCGCAAGGCCACGGAGTTCCTCCGCAATCGCCTTGATGAACGAGTAGGAATTGACAGAGGCGTTTTGGCGATATCGTGAACTAGCACAAATGTTTAAGTAATCTATGAATATTATATCAGGTTTGAATGATTTTTTCAATGCCAACTCTTGTAGCAATGATTTGAAATGACCTGAGTGGGCAGAGGCAGTTGGATACTCTTTGATGATTAAAGATCCTTGTGTCTTCTTAGAAAGATTAGTGACCTTCGTATCAAACATAGGTTTGGGAAGATCTGTTATGTCTTGTATAGGAACATTAAGTAGATTAGCATCGATCCTCTCCGCAATCTTTTCCTCTGCCATTTCGAGAGTGATGTAGAGGACATTTTTTCCTTGGAGTAAGACACTGCTAGCCATATGGCACATGAATAAAGACTTTCCAACCCCTGTGCCAGCAAGAGCAATGTTGAGAGTCTTATTCGGTATACCTCCTTTAGTAACTTTGTTAAAATATTCGAGGTCGAACGGGATCTTATCTTCCTTCCTGTGATACGATTCGTATCTTTCTTCATAATCGTTTAGATAATCGTGTCCTATATGACTATCAAAAGATACTGCTAAAGCATCTGATAGGATAGAAGGAATAGCATCTCTATTCTTCTGTTCATCCTCACCATCAGCAATATGAATTGACTCCATTAGTGCGAGATAAATTGCTCTATCTCTACACCATTTTTCAGTAGTATCTAGCAACCACTGTGGTTCTACAGCAGAATCATGTAAAGTATTAGAAACATCTCTTGTTTCTTTTATCTCAGATTCATTTAAATCTGTCCTACCTTCTATCTCAATGTTAAGTGCTTCTACACTTATAGCAGAACCATACTTAACTATAAACTTAGTTACTTCTTCAAATATTATCTTTTCTTTTCTTTCTTCAAAATAATCTGGTTCTATGAACGGAATAACTTTGCGAGAAAAATCTTCATTGAATACCAGATTCCTGAGAATGGTGGTTTCAATTCGTTCCATAAGAGAAGTGTTCCTTCGCAATGTTGTCCAACTGTTCCATTATATCATCTGTGAAGTATTCTGTAGGATTCTTTAGAATTTCTTTAGCATAGATCTTCTTACCATTCATTTCATAACGTCCTGCAACGTTTTTCCACATACCACCAATCTCACCAAGTTCTAGTAAACCATAATAACGATCTAATCCTCTTTCGTCATAATAGAGCCGAATTTGGACTTCCTTGTTTTCTTTGGAGAGTCTTGATTTATGTGTCTTAGCTTTAATAATGTTTCCAATAACCTCTT